GCATGTATTAGATTTTGTATCTGTTCTTAAACACACTAAAGGCCCTGACGCTGGCCAACCAATAATTCTTCAACCTTTCCAAGTTTTACTTATTTGTGGCATCTATGGTTTTCGTCATAAAAAAGATCATGAAAAAAGAATGACAACTGATGTCATTGTTTTTATTCCTCGCAAAGCTGGTAAATCAACTCTCACCGCAGTTATAGGTTTATATGAATTAGCTTTTAATGAAGGTGGCGCGGAAGTTTTTACACTTGCAACTAATCGTGAACAAGCATCTATTGTATTTGATGCCGCAAAATCAATGATTGAATCTATGCCTGATGAAATTAAATCTTGGTATCGAGTAAGTAAATATGAGATTGGCAAATCTAACGACAGTCAAACTATGTTTCGCGCTTTATCTCGCGACAATAAAAAATCAGGCGATGGCAAAAATGCTTCTTGTGTCATTATAGATGAAGCCGCTCAAATTGTGGATCGTAACTCTATTGAAGTTATATTTTCAGGAATGGTGGCCCGAAAAAATCCATTAAGAATTTATATTACGACTGCAAGCTTTTCAAAGGATACAAAGTTTTATGAAGATTTATCAGCATTTGAATCAATGCTTAATAATGACGCGCCTGATAATTCGCGCTGGTTTGGTTTACTCTATGGACTTGATCCTCAAGATAATTGGAAAGATGAATCAACTTGGGCAAAAGCAAACCCGATGCATGGGATATCAGTTTACCAAGAAGCAATTAAAGAACGATGCGAACAAGCAAAACTTAAACCGCCAGCGTTAAATGAATTTCTTTGCAAAACTCTTAATGTATATGTATCTGCTAACACCGCTTGGATTGATCGCGACTATTGGGATAAGTCTATTAATGAAGATAAAGGCGATCCTGAAGAAGTATTTATTGGATTTGACTTGGCGGCCACTCGCGATTTAAATGCAGTTTGCATTTTAAAAAGATATGCTTCCGAAGATTATTATGCTGAATTTAAATTCTTTTTGCCTGAAGAAGCGTTAAACTTGATTCCAACTCATTATCGTGGTATATTTGACCAAGCCGTTCAATCTAAAATATTGCATATTACTGAAGGCAATGTTATGGATGATCGAGAGATTTCCGAATATATAAAACAACAAGCTAGTTTATATAATGTCAAAGAAGTAGGTTATGACGCTTACAATGCGGCTTCTTTAGTTGCTCGACTACACGATAATAGCATTCCAGTTAAGAAAGTTGGACAGGGTATGGCCGTTTTAAATAACCCATCCAAGCATGTTGAAAAGCTTATTATGCAAAACGCTATTAAACACAATGGCAATCCGTTTGTGGGTTGGCAATTAGGCAATTGCGAAGTTTATACCGATGTAAATGGTAATATTAAGATTCGTAAGAACGAAGCAGATAAATCAGCAAAGGTCGATGGTATAATTGCCCTTATTATTGCGATGCACTGCTCATTAGATCATCCATTGGTTTCTACATCATTTGGATTTAGAAGTATATAAAGGATAAACATGGCTATACTTGATATTTTCAAAACAAAACCTAACAAAAACGCGCAAGAAAGTAACACTCTTTTTGGTCAATCAACCCTTGGTAACAACATATTACAGTTAGGCAAGGGCAATAAAACTGTAGCAAATCAATTATTATATGTAACTACAAGCTCTGTAAATACTGCTGGCAGAACTGTGGATATGTCCACACTATCCCGCAATTCAACTGTTATGGCTTGTGTAGGTGCAAAAGCAAGGGCGTTATCGCAACTGCCAATTAAGATAATGGCATACAAAGAAGATGGCACTACTGTTAATGCTATCACTGATACAAGTGTGTCCGCGCGAGATAAAGCAAAAGCAAAAGCGGTTCACTATTTATTAACCAATCCTAATAATTATCAATCACAATACGAATTTTGGTATCAATTTTCTATGTGGTTAGATTTAAGTGGCGAAACTTTTGTTGCATTATGGCGTAAAGACCAAGAAAATAGCCAGCAAACTCCGTTGGAAATGTATCTTTTAGATAGCACTTTAATAACCGCTCAAATAACACCAACTAGATATCCGACTTATCGTTTATCTACTTCAACATACGGATATAGTAAAGAGGATCCATTAGAATATTTCCAAGTTATTCATACTACAGAAGCCGCTTGGCAAGGTGTAGGCGGATTTAATAAAGGCATTTTAGCCGTTGAATTAGTATCTTTAGACCAAGATATTGATTTATATAGCAATTTTATTATGCTCAATGGCGCTAAACCTTCAGGAATGTTTGTTACCGACCAAGTTATTCCTGACGCTAAATTTAAAGAAATTGCGGCAAGATTAAAAGAAGCATGGACATCTTTAACAGGTTCTAAATCAACTGACTTATCAAAACCAGGTCAAGGAATGTTGCTAGACAACGGCATGAAATATATGCCATTAGAAATGCTAACGCTTCAAGATGCTGACGCAAGAGAATTAAAAGCACAAACGATGAAACGAATTTGTGGATTATTTGGTGTTCCACCTTCAATGATTGGCATTGGCGAAGGTAAATACAATAACACTCAAACTATGTTAGATGAATTTTACAAATCAACCATGTATCCAATGATTGTTAATGTTCAACAAAAATTAAAAACTCATTTACTTGCTGGCTATCCAAATCTTTGTGTTCAATTTGAAACAGAGCATTTTTTAAAAGGTGCGCCATTAGATCAAATGAATTATGCAGTAGCAGGTGTTAATGCTGGTATAATGACACCTAACGAAGCAAGAAAATATTTAGGTGAAGAAAGTTTGCCTGATGCTGATAAATTAAAAGATACAAATAAACAACCTACTCCAATTAGCGGAACTTCCCCTCAAGATACGGGTGGCGGTGGCAATACTGCAAGCGTTGGCAAGACAGGTCAAGCGGGTAAAGCTTAATGACATTAAAAGAGTTGCTTGATAAATTAACCCAACAGGCTAAAAAGAAAAAAGCTAAACCTGTTGAAACCAACGGAATGAAAAAAAAGGGAGTTCCAATCAATGATTAATAAACTAAATTTTGAAAAGTATTTTTTTGAATCAAAAGTTGAATTAGGCGTTAAATCCGATGAAGCTTCTGATTATAGCGGTGTAATTGAAGCGACAGTAACAACCTTCGGTCCAAGAGAAGGTGCTGATGGTCGTAAGTTTAATTATAAAGCTGAAGGATTCTCTGATTGGATGAATGAATTTATGAAATCAGAAAAACCTTTGCCAATGTATTTTCAACATAACGATATGTCTATGCCTGTAGGCGAATGGCATGAATTTATGATGGATGATGAAGGGATGCATGCAAAAGGTAAGATTTTTGTAAATACCAGCATGGGTAAAGATTTACACACCATTATGAAAGAAAGTCCTAATTTAGTAGGCGGTGTTTCTGTGAGCGCTTACGCTGACGAATATTGCATGACAAATGATGAAGGCGACATGATTGATCCAACTTCCGATGAAGAAGGATACTTTCAAATAACCAAAGGTGGTTTGCGCGAAGTGTCTATAGTGATGCAACCAAACAATCTTGAAGCAAATATTTCAAAATTAGAATACTTCAGAGCCGATGGTTCTGCTGATCTAAAATTAATCGAGAAATCCTTGCGTGAAGCAGGGCTTTCAAGAAAAGATGCAACATCCGCATCTAGCAAGTTTAACGAAATCTTAAAGACGCGCGATGCTCTTAAAGAGGAAGTTATAACGCCGCCAAGTCAGAGTGAATCAGATGCGGATGACGAGAAGATGCTCGCCATGTTCGCAGAGCGAGAACTTCTAAAAATATTATCAACTCGTTTAAAAAAGGAATAATCATGTCAGAAAAAATCATGGAAAAACTAGACGCTATTGAAGCGGCTAATTTAGCAAAGGTAGAAGAAGTAACTGCTACTGTCGATGCTAAACTTGCTGAAACAGTAGTATCTTTCGAAGAAAAAGTAGCGGCTCTTGAAGCTAAAGTTGCTTCAATTCAAGCTCCAACTATTGTTAAAACATACAAATCAATTTCGCAAGAAGTGAATCGTATGGTTAAAGGGCAATTAGCTGAATTTATGAAAGGCAATGGTCGCGTAGAAAAAGAAATTAAACTTTTTGAAGATGCTGGTCAATATGACGCATACATTAAAGAAGCTTCAACTTTAACAGGTTCAGGCGCAGGTATTGGTGGTAGAACTGCTTATGATCCAGTATTTGCCTCATTGCGTTTACAAAATCCTTTGCGTGGTGTATCCCGTTCTGTTTCTACTGATGGTTCTACATATCAGTTTAGAGCTAAAATTGGTAACGCTGGTGCAGGTTGGGGTTATGGCGTTGTTGATAACACAGGCGCTACAACTGTAGGAACAAATATTTGGCAATTAAACATGAAAGATTTAAATGTTCAATTTCCAATTAGAACTGCGGCATTAGATGACATTGATGGTTTAGAAGCCAATGTTGTTAGCGATATGTTAGCTGAATTTAGCCAACTAGAAGCTATTGGCATGATTTCAAATGACGATCAAGCTGGCGGTTCTGTAGCTGGCGGTTCAGATGGCTTACGCGGTTTAAATCAATATCCAGGCGCAAATGCTTCTTACACAGGCGGAACAACTTCTACTGCGGCGTTTGGCAATAGCGGAACTGCATCATCCGATGGCTTACATGACATAGCAACATACGATCAATTAACAACTAATGATGATGCTTTAGCAAATCTTGTTACTTATAAAGATGTGGTTAATTTTGTCTATGCGTTACCACAAGCATATTGGACACCAACTGCTAGATTTATGATTAATCCTGTGATGCTTTCAGCAATTCGTGGATTAGTTGATGATCAAGGTCGCCCAATTTATATTGACGGCTTATCAAGAACTGATGGAATTGTTGGTCAATTATTAGGCTTTGATGTTGTTGTAAACACCTATGTTGATGCTCCTTCTTCTTCAGCAGGTGGATCAGATAGTTTATATCCAATGTATTTTGGTGATTGGCAAAAAGCTCATACTATTGTTGATCGTTTAAGTATGGTATTACGAAGATATGATCAAACGCTTCCAGGTTCTATTACTTTCTATGGCGAAAAACGCTTGGCAACTTCAATTGTCGATCCTTTTGCTTTAGTGCGTTATAGATCAACTGCAACTATTGATTTATCATAATAATTTTAATATAAGATTACTGTGATACGGGGAAAGGGCGGTTTAATCGCCGCCTTTTTTTCTCAACTAATTAGGAATAAAAATGAATACATCTGAAAAAATTTTAAATGGCATTAAACAGGCTTTAACTGAAGGCAAAGCCACAGTTAATTTTACTGAAAAAAATAAGACCAAAGATGTAGAAGAAGCATCAACGCTAACAGGATCAGGTTTAAATATTGGTGGTCAAGTTTATTTTGATGACGCTTTTGCCGCTTTAAGATATGCAAACCCTTTTAGAATAGGTAGCCGTCAAGTTACATATAAAGGTAGTGCGGCGCAATTTGTAGCAAAAACAGGTAATGCGGCAGACGCAACAAATCCTTGGTTGTATGTGGTTACTCCCAATGCAGGTGATCCAAATATTGAAACAATTACTTGGCAAATGCCAACGCGAGTTATTACTGCACAATTACCAATTAGAACTGCCGTTATGGATGATATTAATGGTATTGATTCAGCTCTTGTAAATGATTTGATGTTGGAATTTAGTCAATTAGAAGCGCAATCAATGGCAACTAATGATGACCAAGCAGGATCATCAACAGATACAACAGGCGCAACAAGTGGATTAAGAGGTTTAATTACATACGCAACAAACTCGTCTGCGGCGGCTTATGGATCTAGCGGAACTGCAATAACAAATGGTATTCATACTATATTAAAATCTGAATTTACTAACACTCAAATAACTTATGATCAAATTGTAGAAGCATTTAGTTTATTGCCTTCACAATATATGAATGTTCCAGGCACGGCGTGGCATTTACATCCATCTTTAATTCTTCAATTAAGACAATTAAAAGGATCAACAGGTGGCGCTCCAATGTTCGTAGAAACAGGAACGGAAGATGGCGGATCATTAATTTATTTATTTGGATTCCCTGTTATACCTAATCCATATTTAACAACTCCAGGTTCAGCTTCTTTATCAGGCGTATTAGCTTGTTGGGAACATTTTTATACCATTGCGGATGCTGAAGAAATGACAATTCAACGCTTTGACCAAACTGCTCCAGGTTTTGTTACGCTCTATGCTGAAAAGCGTTTAGCATCAACAATTCGCGATCCTTTTGCTGGAGTATTTTTAATAGGTTCTGCATCAGAATGACTGATACATTAGGACAAGCTCAAAATGGTGGTATGCGTAATCCGTTCAACTATGACAAGTTTGAACAGATTAGTCGCGACTTAACTACAAATTGGCTAACGACTGAAGAAATAGCGCAACAGTTAAATTTAGGAACTGACGAATCGCAAGATGCGTATTTGGAAAGTTTAGAATTAGCTGTTCGTATGCAGATAGAAGATTATCTTGGAATGCCTATATTTTCTGTTTCCTATCGTTCTTATTATGGTTTAAATCAAAACTTTGCAAGTCCTGTTTCTTTAGATTTACCACAAGTCAATTATGTAGATTCTTTTAATTCAGGTGGCATAACAATTAACAATGTCAAATATTATAATAGCAATGATCCTGTTACTTTAACCACAATAGCAAGTAGCAATTATTTTTATGATAAATCAGGCAATAAATTAATTTTAAATTCAGGCGTGCCTAATGATGTTAATACTACTGTAACTTCACCTATCATTATTGAATATACAGTTAATGCTAATGTTTTACAGTCGTATCCTAATATTAAACAAGCTGGTTTATTATTATTTACGCATCTTTATAACAATAGATCAGAAACAATAGTAGGTGGTTTGCAAAAGATTCCTTTTGGAGTAGATTGTTTATTAAGACCTTACAAACCATTGGTAATGTAAATGGCTATAGTAAAATTTGAAACAGTAGAAGTTAATGAGCTAACTTTTGCCACGAGCAGTTATGGTGAAAATCAAACAACTAAAACTCTTAAATTTACAAGCAGGCCATTAATATCTGAAGTAAGAGCTAATGTGGCCACTTCAGAAAAATTTAGAATATATAGTGATTTGGTGCAAATGAAATTTAACTACACACCAAACACAAGAGATATAGTAAATAACGATAATTTATATTCAATAACTTATCAAAATGTTGATTATAGAATAGCTGATTCAAGTGTATCTAATGATAGAATGAGTGTTACTTTAATATGTTACTTTAATAAACCAAGTGTAGATGTATAGATGGCAACTCAACAAGATGTTAGAGAATATGCACAGGCAATACAGGCACAATTAATAAGTATAGTTACGCCTATACCTGTATATGCAAATTTTAATAGAAATTATGCAACGCAACCTAAATTTATTACTTGGCAATTAAGAGATGTGCATCAACCAGTATATACTGGTAATGTTCAAAGTATTAA